AATTTATATAAATGGCATTTAAAGTAAAAAATAAAACATTTAAAAAAATAGACAATAGAATAACACTTGATGCTAAACATACTGATAAACTTAAAGAAATAGATACGAATAATACTATATTAATCGATAAAAATAATACATTAATTCAATTGAATAATAAATTAAAGTTATTTAACAAAAATTACAAAAAAAATATCGAAAAAATATTAGATGTAAAAGATAATATTATAAAAATAGAGTCAGAAATAAAAAATTTGAATAAAAAAGAAGACATACATTATTTATTAGATACGGGTAATATACTATTTGATTACTATAATAGTATAGAAAATAAAGATATTAAAATAATAAATAATATAAAAAAAGTTAATAACGATAAATCTGTATCAGAGTATTTCAATATAAATTCCAAATATAATAAAAATACTAAAGCAGATATTTATGACACTTATACAAACAAACTAAACAATACAAATATTAGCACAACTACTGTTAATTTAGATATTTGTAAATATTGTAACAAAGAACAAAAATTATTTTTATCTGAAGGAAAAATGATATGTCAACATTGTGGGAATGAAACTAAAATATTAGTTGATTCAGATAAGCCATCGTATAAAGATCCTCCAAGAGAAATTTGTTATTTTGCCTACAAAAGAATTAATCATTTTAATGAATGGTTAGCACAATTTCAGGCAAAAGAATCTACCGATATTCCAAAGGATATATATGATGAAATTTTAGTTGAATTAAAGAAAGAACGAATATTCAATATAAATAAACTAACACAAAAAAAATTAAGAGAAATATTAAAAAAATTAAAGAAAAATAAATATTATGAACACATACCACATATTATCAATAAATTAAATGGAATCCCACCACCTATAATGACACGAAAAACAGAAGAAAAATTAAGGAGAATGTTCAAAGAAATTCAAATACCATTTCAAAATAATTGTCCATTATATAGAAAAAATTTTTTATCATATTCATATATATTACATAAATTTGTTCAATTATTAGAATTAGATGAATTCATTCCTTGTTTCTTATTATTGAAAAGTAGAGAAAAATTACATCAACAAGATATTATTTGGAAAAAAATATGTAATGAATTAAAATGGGAATTTATCCCAAGTATATAATTTTTTTTTTTTTTATTTTTTTTATTTAAATGGATACTGGAGTAATTCAAGATAAAAAACATAGGGTAATCGATTGTAATAAATTTATATATTATGATGATAAATTAAATTTAGTTATAAAACTAAAATATTTTTTGAAACAAAAAGATTATCAATATTTTATAGAGCATATTTTTAAAACTATAGAAGAGCTTTTAACGTTAAGAATTAATAAATTAAATATATGTACTATGGATACCTTTATAGATTTAAAAGATCATAAGTTAAAGGAAATAGATTACGATTTCATAAAAATGATGATTCATGTATTACAAGAAAAATATCCAGATAATTTAAAAGTAATTTGGGTAACAAATGCGAATATTATGGTAAAAACTATTTATACTATTATACGCCCATTTATAGATAAAGAAACCCGTCAAAAAATATTTTTTTTAAAAAAAAATAAAAAAAATAAAAATAAAAAAGTGATTAATGAATCTAATTTAGAAGAACTATTAGAATAATTATATTCCACATGTTTTATCTATTTTTAAATCTATCGATGGGGACATTAAATCTAATACATTATAAATCATTCCTGAAATTAATGCTATTAAAATTATTTCAAAGTTAGTCATTGATGTTTTTACTAAAGTAAAACACGCAAATGCAACAACTAATACCATTATTAAGTATTTAATTAATCGTCTCATAATTTCACGAATATTCATTATTTAATATAATATAATATATTTAATTTATCTATTTAAAGATTTTTTTTAAATAAATTATATAAATGAGTGAAGAAGATTATTTAGAAGTTGATAAACCTATCCCAGGACAAAATTATACTTGTATTTCTTTTGTTTCTCCAGATGAATGTATAAAACAAAAAGAATTATTTTTGTTCAACAAATTTATGAATCAAAGATGTGGTGAATGGGAAGCATCAATCGATGATATTATAAAAAAATGCTCCGATGAAGTTAAAAGCAAAGTCGAAAAAGAATTGAAGGAAAAATTAAGAATTGAAATGAAATTTAACTATACACAATTTAAAGATAAATACGATGATTTTAAATACAAATTTAATGATGAATTAAATAGCGCTTTTGAAAAAGTGTCAAATAAACAAACAAGTGTTCGAGGGGTCAAAGTGCGTGGCTGTTACGATAGTTATGCTCAAGCTGAAAAGCGCGCAAAAGAATTACAACGAACAGACCGTTCATTCCACGTATTTGTTGGACAAGTTGGATATTGGCTTCCATGGGATCCAAATGCTGACCAAGTACAAGACGAAGAATATTTAGAAACAGAATTAAATACATTAATGCAAGAATATAAAAAGAACGAAGTTAATAGAGATTTGTTTTATGAAGAGCAAAAACGAGAAAAAACTCAAGATGCTATAAAAAAACGTCTTGAAGCTGAAAAGGAAAACGAAAAGAAAATTGCAGAATCATTAGATGAACCTGACCCATGGATGAATAGCAAATTACAAGGAGTCCCAGAACAAGATAGTACATCTGCTGATGGTGATGCTAACCCTGCCGATAGTGAATCTACTGAAAGTGAAAAAATAAAAACTATATAAATTATATGAAATCTTTAGTAATCACACTTTTTTTTATAGTTATTGTTTATTTAAATTATAAATATTCATACAATAAATATTATACTAATAACATTGAAAAAGAAATTGAATACATTATACTACCCATTTCTGTTAATGATTATTTCAAATCAAGTAATTTGAAGGATGACTTCAAAAATATATTTGCGGATAATAAAATAGATAAAAATTACAAAATCGCCAATAATACTAACGGAAATAATTATAACACAATTTCATTACAACGTTTTTTTACAGAATTTTAATATTATTTTATTGTATGAAGTTAATTGTTCTATTTATACTATTAATTGGAATAATATTATTAGTAACTGGTTATTTAGAATTATATTTTAAATCAACCGGAATCAAAACCGAAGTAGAATATAGATTTTTACCAAGGTCTGTATATGATAATATGGAATCAAATAATCTAGATGAACAATTCAGTTATATGTTTAATGCTAATGACCCAAGAAATAACACAAATTTAATTTAAAATTGAATTAACATAAATTACATTAATAATTATCATATGTATATAATTGATTATTATAAAACATTATACTATTTTTATAAATATGACACTATAGAATGTCCATACTTTGACGAAAATAAATACAAAGATGATATATTAATTCATTTATATAATCTATATTTAACAATTAAAATGTGGGATTTTCCACATTATCGTAATAAAACATATGGTATAGATATTTTATATAATTTTTACAATCTGTATATTCCATACACTGGAATATCATTATATTATTTAGTATATACTAAATATATAGCATTATTTAGTATATTAGTCATATATCCATTTATTTCATTATGTTGTTATTTTATACCATATTTACAACCAACCAAAATATTATTATATCCATATAATTGGTTTTGGATATGGAGAATCAATTGTAATCTAGTACATTTAACTCACACTATTTCTAAATCTACTAATTATAATTATGAAAACAAAAAATTATTTTTAGAAAAATGTAATAAACTCAATATCCCTGTAACACCATGTATATACGATGACATCATAATAAAGCATATTAATATAGAAGGGGGTATGGGTATTCATGTTTATAATAACTGTTTTAAAAATGGAGAATGGATTATTCAACAAAAATTAACAAACAGTATGTTTTTACAATCGTTACTTCCAAAGAATACACCATTATCAACATTAAGAATAATAACATATAAAGAGAAAAACTTTTATAAAACGTCTAAACCAAAAATATTGTCATCGTGTCTTCGGGCTGGACTATCAAATCAACCAACCGATCATACATCTGTATTATTTAATATTAATACTGAAAATGGAAAAATTGAAACGGGTACAATGAATGAAGAATGGTATAGAAAATATACATTATTTAACAATTCTGAATTTAATTCAAACCTTTCAGTATTTGATCAACATATGCGACATAAATTAAGATATCATCCAGAAAAAGGTACAATTATGATTGGTAAACAAATCCCACAATTTAATAAAATTAAAAAAATGTGTATTGATTCTCATTCTAAACTATTGAAAGATATCCCTATTGTTGGATGGGATGTTGGATTAACTAAAGAAGAAGGTAATATAATTTTAGAGATTAATATTTCGTGTAATCTATTTTGTGGGTCCTACAATAAACAAACATATTATGATTTTTTAAAAACATATTATATTTAATAACTTGTTTTCTTAACATTAATTGTTGGACCTCTTTTCCTAGGTGAAACAAAATTATCATCTTCGTCAGATTCATAATTATCATTGAAATTAGAATTATGGTGTTCCCAAAATTCTGGTGCCCCTATTTTGAAGGATGGATGCTCATCTGCTTTATACCAAAAAACTTGGTCTTCTAATTTATTACTTTTAGCATTATTATTTATAACTAAACAATTATAATCTTCTGTACATTGATCCATCACTTGGCAAAAAATTTCGAATGTGGGAAACATACCAGCATAATGTTCATACAATCTTTTTCTATTTGAAACATAGTTTTCTCGTAATATAAACACATAATCTATATTTGTTCTTAAACTTGGAGGAATTCCTAACGCATATTGCATTGTTATAATAAATAAAATTTTATAATGTCGACCATTCATAAATAAACTTCTTATATTTGGATCACGGATCCATGTTTGATCATACAAACAATCATCTAAAATCAAAAAAGCATTTGGATCAATATTTGTTTTACCATAGTTTGTGTTTTCTTTTTGAATCTTTTTAATTACCATTTTTTGTCTTTTCAATGTATTATTTATTATATCTGGAGTATAAGCATCATGGATAAATAGATTTGGAACTATGTTTCCATAAAATGAATTTGCGGCTTCAGTACCTGAAATTACAGTGCCAATGGGTATATTTTTATGATAATATAACAAATCTTTTACTAAAAAACTCTTTCCGGTTTCACGTTTTCCGATAAAAACACATACTTTATCAGATGTTATATTGTTTAAATTGAACTTTTTTAATGCTAAGTTCATTTAATAATGAAATAGTTTTTTTAATACATAAATATACGCAAATCTATATTTTTATTTAAAGCTTTTTAAATAATAAAATTTATAAAATGACGAATACTAAATGTATTAAAATAAAAGATGAAACATTAGAAACTATTAATTCTAATTTGAAAGAATATCTTCAAATAAACAATGTTCAATCTTATTTTCCTATATTATCGTTATTTTTTGAGGTTTATAATGACTCACCTACAAGTTTTACATTAAATTCAAAATATTTAGTAACTAAATTAATTGAACCAATTAAAACCAAAAAAGATGATAGTTACATTAAAAATTTCTTTAATGCCAATATTCTAAATCAAAAAAACAATGAAACTTCTAAACATAAAATTTTTACTAAAATATTGCCAATATTAAATGTATCTCAAGCTATGATGAATGATTATAATTTAGAACATAATTCAAGATTACCAAATATTCATTATAATCTAACAAACAAAAAAATAAATAATTACAATAACAGTGCCTATATAGATTCATTTTTTTCTTATTTAGGAAGTATGCTTACTGAAAACAATAAATGTCCTACTTTTCCTTTATTTTTTGGAACATTTACAGGTATTGCTGATGAATTTATGTATGATGTTTCAGAAGAATATAATTCTATCAAAAATACATCATGGTACAAAAAAAACTTAAATAAACATTTTAAAATTAAAAATATGGATATTGATTCCGATAATACATTTGAAAATATTAATATCGATTATCAAGACATATCTAATATACTTAATTTAGATTCAATTGAAATAAACAATAGCGATAATGAATCTGTTAAATCAAATCATAGCGATAATGAATCTGTTAAATCAAATCATAGCGATAATGAATCTGTTAAATCAAATCATAGCGATAATGAATCTGTTAA